AAGGCCAACTTCCAGAGCCAGTTGCATGAGATTTACGTCAATCTCGGGGCCTTTGGAACGGGCGTTCTGTTCACCGATGCCCTGGACGAAGGTGGTTTGCGGTACAAGCAGATTCACCTGTCGGAAGTTGTATTCGATGTAAACCATCAGGGCGTTGTAGACACGGTGTTCCGCTGGTTTGAGATGACGGCCCGCCAGATTTTGCAGAAGTGGCCAAAGCCGGAACAACCGTTGCCTGATGAACTAGCACAGGCGCAGCGGGATAACCCTGACAAGCTGTTCAAAGTGCTGCACATGGTCATGCCGCGCGCAGATTTTGACCCGTCTCGTGCAGATGCCAAGGGCAAAAAGTTTGCCTCTGTCTATGTCCTGTACGCAAAAGACAAGACCAAATTGTCAGAGGGCGGATATACAACCTTCCCGTATGCCATTTCCCGGTATGTTGCTGGGCCTGGAGAACTGTTTGGTCGCTCTCCGGCAATGCTTGTTCTGCCGAACATCAAAGTTCTGAACGATCAAACCAAGACGCTACTGAAACAAGGTCATCGAACGGTTGACCCGGTTCTCTTGGTTCACGATGACGGCATTATTGATTCGTTCTCGCTAAAGCCTGGCGCTTTGAATGCTGGCGGCGTTTCTGCTGATGGTCGGCTGCTGGTTCAACCTTTGCCGGTAGGAAACATCGCTGTCGGCAAAGACATGATGGACGACAATCGAGCGGCCATCAATGACGCTTTCCTTGTGACGCTGTTTCAGATTCTCGTCGAAACACCGCAGATGACCGCAACAGAAGTCATTGAGCGAGTCCGGGAGAAGGGCGCCCTGCTGTCCCCGACTATGGGTAGACAGCAAACCGAACTTCTTGACCCGATGATTGAACGAGAACTTGATCTTCTGGCGGCACAAGGTCTTTTACCGCCTTTGCCGGAAGCCCTGCTGGAAGCAGAAGGTGAATACAAGGTTGAGTACGATTCTCCTCTGTCTCGCGCTCAAAGGGCTGAAGAAGCTGCTGGCGGTCTTAGAATGATCGACTACGCTGCAAACATCGCTGCCAACACCCAAGACCCGTCGATTCTGGATCACTTCAACTTTGATGTGATGGTGCCTGAACTGGCAGACATTCAAGGTCTACCGGCGCGGTGGATGACAACTCCAGAGCAGTTGGAACAAAAGCGTTCCGGCAGACAACAAACGCAAGAACAGCAAGCCCTCATCCAAGCACTTCCTGGTGCTGCCGCAATGGCTAAAGCAACGGTTCAACCCAAACAATGAACTGGCTAGAGCGAGCTAGAGACTTTCTCACCTACCGCAAACAGGCGTATCACCAGACATTCTCTGGCCCTCCTGGCCAGGAAGTTTTGTCCGATCTTGCCCGCTTTTGCCGTGCGTTAGACACAACCTTTCATCCTGACGCCAGGGTGCAAGCGCAATTAGAAGGTCGCAGGGAAGTGTTCTTGCGGATTCAGCATCATCTCAAACTGACCGACGAGGAACTTTGGGCGCTCTACGGTCAGCCACGCAAATAGCCCAACGAGGAAACCATGTCAACTGCGCCTGCGGGTACCGCAACTCTTACACAAGAGCCTCAACAACAAGAACAACAACAAGCTCAACCGTCCAAGTGGTATTCATCGTTCGATCCTGAAACTCAGGGTTGGATGCAAAACCGTGGTCTTGTGGGCGAAGAACTGACCCCGGAATTGTTTTCCAAAGCCGTTCAGGGGCACAGGAATGCCGAGAAGATCATCGGAGTTCCGGCAGATCAGATCATTCGTCTACCGAAAGAAGGGGATGTTGAAGGCTATCGGTCGGCAATGGCAAAGCTTGGAATGCCTGCCAAACCCGATGAATACAAGTTGCCGGTTCCAGAGGGTGCCGATCCTGAGTTTTCCAAGAAGGCAGCAAACTGGTTCCATGAGGCAGGTTTAACCCAGCGGCAAGCAGAAGCCGTTTCTGGCAAGTGGAATGAGTTTGTCGCTCAATTCCAGCAGGAATCGACCCAACAGTCTGAACAGCAGATCGAGCAAGACGTTCAAACTCTGCGTAAAGAGTGGGGGGCGGCGCACGATCAAAACATCCAGATCGCCCGTAATGCAGTCAAAGCGTTTGGCATGGATGCCGAAGTTCTTGGCAAACTTGAAGCCGCTATGGGCTACAAGGGCCTGATGGAGTTCATGCACAACCTTGGAAACAAGGTGGGCGAGGACAAGTTTGTCACAGGGGAGTCTGCTCTTAAGACTCCTGCCTCTGCGCAGCAGTCTTTGAAAGAACTTGGACTTGACCGTGACTTCATGGCAGCGTTCATTGATGGTTCTCATCCTGGCCATAAGGCTGCGGTGGAAAAGCGGAACCGCCTCATTGAACAGGCGTACCCGCAATGAACGACGCTGAAATCAGGCTAGGTTGCATTGAAGTTGCAGAAAAACTTGCTCTGCGGGGTCAGTACGACCCGCAGGGTGTTGTAGACATTGCAGAGAAGTTGTATGCTTTTGTAGTGCAATCTCAGCCCATTCGTGGGCCTGGGCGGCCCCGCAAGGACACACCGTAAGCACAGTCAGCCCCCTCCGAGGTCACGGCTGGGTGATTAGCGACCTACTGCTAAAACCACCTTCTTTTCCAACTTCGGGAGAACCTGAATGTCTTACCAAGCGAACGTCGCATTCGTTCAACAGTACAAGAATACTGTTGAACTTCTGCTTCAGCACAACGGCTCCAAGCTGCGCAGCGCCGTTTCTAACGGCAACTACAATGGCAAGGCTGCTAAGGCCATTGAGCAGGTTGGCGTTGTCACCCCTGTCAAGAACCTGTCGCGTCATGCGGACACCCCGCTGATTTCGACCCCGCAAGATGCTCGTTGGGTGTTCCCCAATGACTATGACTGGGCCGACCTGATTGACGATCAGGACAAGCTGCGCATGATTATCGACCCGCAGAGCGCTTACGCTCAGGCGGCGATGATGGCGATGGGCCGTGCGATGGACGAGGAAATCCTTGCTGCTGCCGTTGGTGCTTCGCGTACCGGCGAAAACGGCACGACTTCGACCGCTTTTGATACCAACATGGCGGTGGGTGTGTCGGTCGGCGGCACGAACTCCGGTCTGAACGTCGCCAAACTTCGCAATGCCAAGCGGCTGCTTATGTCTCGCGGTGTTGATATCGACAACGACCCGCTGTATGTCGTCATCACTTCCGTCGATCACGACTCCCTTTTGAATGAAATCCAAGTCGTTTCGAGCGATTACAACACCACGCCCGTGATGGTCAACGGCAAGGTGCAGTCGTTCCTCGGCTTCAACTTCATTCATGTGGAGTACACGCTGTCGTCGAACTACCCGCAAGCCGCTGCCAATACGGCGCTGGTCAACGGTAGCACCCGCACGCTGCCGTACTTCTGCAAGTCGGGCCTGCACCTGGCGATGTGGAACGATCTGTCCGTGTCGATTGACCGCCGCAGCGACAAGCGCAACAGCACGCAAATCTACGTCACCGGCACCTTCGGCGCGACCCGCACGCAAGAAGGCAAGGTTGGCACCATCGCGGCGATCTAACAGGAGAAACACATGGCTACCTTCTACTCCAATCAACTTGGCACGGCTGCTGCTGGCCCGGATTCGCTTCCTGTTATTAAGGCTGCGGCTCCGGAATACGGCGGCACGGTCAAGATTTTCCAAGCCACGATCAACCTCGCCACGGTCAACGGTGGTTCTGCGGTCACGACCAGTGACAACATTGCTCTCGCGGATGTTCCCTCGGGTTACAAGTTCCTGTTTGGCGTAATCAGTACCTCCGCCACGCTTAGCACGAGTACGGTTGCAATCGGCATTACTGGTGCAACTGGTGCTTATCGTGCCGCTGCGGTGCTGACCGCTGTTGATACTCCGGCGTTTTTTGCTCCGGCAATCACTGGTGGTGCGGCTGCAACGCTGGCTGCAACGACTCGTGTTTTCCTGACGCCGGCTGTGGCTAGCCTGCCGACTTCGGGTACGGTTGTTGTTCAACTGTTCTTTGCGCTGGACAACTAAGTGGACGGGGGGCTTCGGCCCCCTGTTTTCTTGAGGAGAAAACATGGCTGTTCGTCGTTATGCAATGACGCTGGCAAATGCTCAGCGGGCGGGGGCGGATGCCTCTGTCAACATTACAAAGTCCAGTCCCGGTGGTTCGCTGACTGGATCGAACATCGTGGAGTTCAACATCGAAGACACCACGGGTTCTCCTACCAAGGCCGACATTCTGAAAGCTTTGGAAGCTCTTGAGAACCTTGTTGTTTCTGACTCCTGGCCCCCGGCGTAATCATGGCTACCCGTACCTGCACAGTTACTAGCGACGATCAAACGGATACCGTTGTCTGGACAGGCTTGCTTAACGGTGACGATGGGCAAGCCTTTCAGGCGTTTTCGTTCCGGGATCAATCCATTCAATTTGGCGGCACGTTTGGTGTTGGCGGCAGCATTTCGCTAGAAGGCTCAAACGACAGCACAACTTGGTTTGTGCTGTCTGACCTTCAAACGTCTGCAATTACCAAGACTTCTGCCGCACTAGAAGGCGTTGCTGAAGCGGTGAAGTTTGTCCGTCCCCGAGTTACTGCGGGTGATGGCACTACATCCTTGACTGCCACGCTGTATTGCGCACGGAGCGTCCGATGAAATCAAGCGAAGCACTGGCTGAAGCCAAGCGGATGCTGAACACCTTTCGTGCGTTTGAACACGCGCACAAGGTCATTGAAGTTCTTGCTAATGCCGAACAGGTGCAAGGCGAAATTGCCAAAGCCAACGAGGCTGCGACCGCAGAACTCGACAAGGTGAGGGCCAAGATCGCTGACGCGCAGGCAGAGATTGACGCTGCCAAAACAGAGGCCAAGGACATTCAAGCCAAAGCCATGAAGAAGGCCGGTGACATTGAAGCCAAGGCGGATGCGTATGCCGCCAAGGTGGTTGCCGATTCCAAGGCCGAGTTTGAAGAAACGCAGGTTCTCCTTGCCAAGATGCGCGAGGAATCTGCTGCCGAAGCGGACAAGGTTGCCAAGGCAAAGGAAGAACTTGCTTCTGTTGAAAAGAAACTGGCTGATGTAAAGGCCAAGCTGCAAGCGTTTCTTAGCTGATGCGCCAGCCTGCAATGGAATGGCGACCCAACCTGGGTTGCTGGCTTTTGCGGACTGAGACACCAGTGCCGCAGTGGGTAGTTCAAAAATGCGCCGAGTTCACTCTGAAAACACAGATGGCTCGGCGTATTGGTTTGATGCCAGGTGATACTCGGGATGACCTTGATGCAAGCATTAAAGCACTGCAAGAAGGTCTAATCAAACAATGGGCTGCTGGCCCTCAAATGGACGGCAGCGGCGAAATCGAAGTGTTCCGTGCCACAAAGGGCACTGGCAAGATCATTAGTCTAGGAGTCTGACATGGCTGCGACTTGGAGAGCGACCGGCGGCGCTATTGCGTATGCGAACGCGAAGGACATGCTCAACGTCTTCAACGGCACGGCGACGGCGCGGGTTATCCGTGCCTATCGGTGCTACTGGTTCAACAACGGCGTTACTGCGGTTACTGGCGTTTTGACCACCGCTCAAGTGCGCCGGATCACTGCCGCCTCTGCTGGCACTGCCGTGACTCCGGTAAAGCACGACACGAACAGCAGCGCTCTCGATGCCGCCACGACTTGCGGAACGGGTCAGACGGTGACGGGTTCGGACATATTCCGTCGCTTCCTGTTCGTTAACGAGGAGCCTGTGGTTGCAGGTACAACTCAGGCCAACTGGCTGACGCTGGTTCCTTTCGCGGAGATTTGGAATGCCGGTTACGGCGACACCAACGTTGAACCGATCGTTTGCCGCGCTACGCAAGGCATTCAGTTGTTTCACTCGGGTTCAAGTGCTGTTGGCTCTGCCGATCTCGAAATTGAATTCACCGATTCTGCGAGCTAATCATGCACGGGCTTCGACACAAAGCCTGCCTCCACGAATGGGGCGTCCCATCAGAGGTAGCGGAAAAGGTGACGCAGGACTTGAACGGCGGGCAAGGCGGCAAAGCGCCGCCGATCATTTGTCCCGGTTGCGGTGTGGCTGCGCGGTATTCAGCGTTTGAAGTAATCGAAATTCCCGATGCCTGAAACCTATTACGTCCGGGTCAATGCGGTTGACGCTCGACCGCTGGAGGATGCATTTCTCGCCATCGAAAACGACGCGACTGACGCCCGTGCCTATTTCGAGATCGTGTCTCTGCGGGTGTCACCGGCTGCTCCGACGTCTGCCGGCCCTGCCGGTTCAACCATGGCCAACCGCTCCGGCAGTTTCGGGCTGTATCGTGTGAGCGCGGTGACGGGTGGCGATACGGTGACGCCGGTAAAGATGGACACGGCAGACGCAACGTTTCCTTCACAGGTCACGGTGGTCAACAACCCGAACAGCGTGACCACGACGGCGCTG